TTACATATGCAACTAATAAATCTCAATATAGTTTAGGTTTCCCTGATGTATATAGTATTACAAGTATTGAAGACATTAATGGCGATGATTTTACTGATAGCTTTAGATTAAATACAAACCAAAAAGATAATTTTTATGATATATCATTTATAGAACTTATCCCAGGTCGACCAGTACCGGCTGCTGGTACATGTACTGTGCAACTCAAGGTATTTAAAATTAGCGGTTCTCAAACCGGTTCAAATTTCTTTACTGTTGCAAGTTATCCAGTTGATGATACAACAGCTATTTTACCTTCTGAAAAAATACGAACATCAGACATGGGTATATTTAAATCAACTACAGGTACAACATATAGGTTGAGAGAATGTATTGATTTTAGACCATATGCTGATCTTGGTGCAGGTGCTAGTTACACAGCTTTGACAGCTGGAGCTGCCTCAGTTATTTCTGCTAATGTTGGAGCATCACAACCAACCTTTAGTTCTAATGATTATGTTATACCACAAATTAATGGTGATGTATCATCTGATGTTGAAACTTGGAACTCTCGTATTGATGCAGTTATTATTGACTCATATGGTAAAGTTACCACCGTTCAAGGTAAGGAAGAAACATTCCCTTCACCTCCAAAGGTTGGTTCTGACCAATTCCTAGTTGCTCATATTACAATTCCAGGATATCCGGCATTATCACCAGCAGAAGCGCTTAATCAAAGTAAATCATATTATGCGGTAACATCAAAACCAGCTGGTACAAAAACATACACAATGAATGATATTTCAGATGTTGAAAAACGAGTAGAAAATTTAGAGTATTATGTTAGCTTAAGTCAGCTTGAACAAGAAACTCAAAATATGAATATCGTTGACGAGAATGGTTTAACAAGGTTTAAAAATGGTATCCTAGTAGATCCATTTAATGATACTAATATTTCTAATTTGGAAAACCCTAACTTTAACGCAGCAATTCGAGGTGATACAAAAACTCTTACTCCTGCATTAAGAACATTCCCATTAGATTTAAAATATAAATCAACTTCATCGGCGTCAATATTCCCAACAACGAATGATGCAGACGTAGCTTCTATTGTAAGAAATGATAATAAATCTGTATTAGCTCAAACATACGCTACTAACTTTAGAAACTGTGTATCAAACTATTGGTCATATGACGGTGTTGGTCAATTATCACCAGACCATGATATGGCTCACGATGTAGAAACTAATCCAATGAGATTAGACATTGATATAGCAACACCATTTAATAACTTCGTCGACGATTTACAATCATTTATTCCAATGACACGTGACGTAGTTACAGGTACAAATAGAATACGTAGGAATATTAGAAATAATATTTGGCAAGATATTACATCAACTACAACACAGAATACGTCTCTTAATGTTTCAACATCTACACAAAATCAATCGGTTGGTGATTTTGTATCTGATATTCAATTTGAACCATATATGAGAGCAAGAGACCTTAAAGTTTATATGTCAGGTTTACGACCTAACACTCGCCATTACTTCTTCTTTGATAAAGTTGATGTAAATAATAGAGTAAGACCTGGGACAACCGAGGCGACTAGAGCAAGAGATGTTGAAAAGTTTGGTGACTTAGGTGCATCAATATCAACAGATGCTAACGGAGTAATCAGAGCTGTGTTTGAATTACCAGCAGGTACATTCTTCGTCGGTGAAAGACAGTTAACGGTAGTTGACGTCAGCCAATACTCAAGTATTGACTCTGCTAAAACATCGCGTGGAGATTTATCATATAATGCATATAACATTAATATTGATAAAGTTAGTTTAACATCATCAGTAAGAATGCCTGAAACTTCAATTATACGAGCGTCAACTACTCGAACAGTTGTTGGAAGACCATTCGCAATTGACCCTCTCGCTCAAACATTCTTTATTAAAGAAGGAATGGGTAAAGGAGCAACATCAATATTTGCATCAAAGGTTGACTTATTCTTCAAACGTAAAAGTGATTATAATGGTGTAACTGTCATGTTACGCGAGGTTATCAATGGGTATCCTTCACCAGTTATTATACCATTTACTAAAACTCATTTAGACTCATCTGATGTTAATGTTTCAGATGACGCGTCATTAGTTACAGCAATTAACTTTGCAGTTCCAATACGTTTAGATGTTGAAAAAGAATATGCAATCGTTATTCAACCTGATGCGAACGATCCTAATTATTTAGCGTTTACATCTAAAGTTGGTGGAACTGATTTGACACCAGGCCAAACAAACGGTCAAGCAGTTGTACAAGACTGGGGTGACGGTGTTCTCTTTACATCGACAAATAACAGAGCTTGGAAATCAGTACAAGATGAAGATTTGAAATTTACTTTATATCGTCACCAGTTTAGTGCATCCTCAGGTGAGGTTACTCTAACAAATAATAATCACGAGTTCCTTACACTTTCAGATTGGACTGGTCGATTTATTCAAGGCGAAGAAGTTTATCAAAACATAGCATTCTCAGGTTCAACCTCTGCTTCGATTACAATGGTTAATGGCACAGCAGAAATTAATGGTACATCACTCAGTGACACGTTTGCCGCAGGTGATAAAATATTAATTACCAACTCAGGTGGATCAACATCAGAAATATTTACGATTGCAAGTGTTGATAGCGCAACTCTTATGACTACAACTAAACCAGTATCATTTGAAGTAGGTGCTGGTACTGCACTACCAATTGTTTCAGGTCAAATCTCTTACTATAACGGATTTAATAGATCGGTAATGCACTTACAAGATAGTTCAGCTACATCAGCAAAAACATTCAGCTCAGGTGGTACCGTTACTGGTAAAAGAAGTGGTATTACAGGTACTATCGGATCAGTTGACAACATTAACCTAAGTTATATACAACCATTGATTAATAAATCAAGTGATAGTGGAACGACTGTTTCATTAAAAGGTACATTTGTTCCAACGGCTAACGTATTAAATACATATGATAAACCTATGAAATTTGGTTCTTCAAATTACTTTGCTGAAGACGGAGTTGTGGTTTATTCTAAATCAAACGATCCATCTGATGTAAAACCTTTTGAGTTCAAATTAAATATGACAAACGGTTCTAGTGATACAACGTCGCCAATCATTGATTTAGAAACAGCTAACATAATGGCATATCAATGGTTAGTAACTAATAACGCTGATACAACATCAAGGTATATATCTAAAACAGTAGAACTTGCTGAAGACTTAGATGCTGAAGATATTAATGTTATCCTAACTGCGAACCGTCCGACTGGTACTGATATTAAAGTTTATATTCGTCCACAAAATGTATATGACGCCGCAGCGTTTGATACTATTCCTTGGATTGAATTAGAATTATATAAAGGCATTAACATGTTTACTGCCGCAAACCAAACTGATTACAGAGAATATTATTGGAAATTACCTGAAGCTAATAAAGACTCTGCTGGTTCTCTTGTTTATACAAGCACTGGCGGAACTCATGTTGGTTACAGAAAATACTCAATTAAAATTGAAATGATTTCAAATAGTATTTCCAAGACTTCATCAGTACGAGATATGAGAGCGATAGCCTTAACATGACAAACGTCGTTCGTCACCCATCTTCAAAAGCTGTATTAAGTACAGACGCGGCTGCTTTGAATAAATATAAACAAGAAAGAGCTTTACACCGTAAGCTTACCAAATTAGGTAATGAAGTTCAGGAAATTAAAGAATTATTATCGACCGTATGCGATAGATTAGATCAGATAGAGAAGTAGAGTTAAATGGCAAAACCAAATATTCAAAACATTACAACGACTCAAACATTTCAGAACTGGTTTGATAAGACCAACGAAATGGTTGATATTATGCGTGAACAAACAGTCACGGCAAGTGTTCTTGGTGATACAACCACCGGGAACGTAAACATAGCCGGCGACCTTCAAGCCAATACTGTCTTGGCTGATACATTACTCAGAACAGATGCAATTACAGCTTTTACCGCGAGTTCTCCGGTATCATTTACATCACCAATAAATGTTACTGGTGCAAACGATCAAGTGGTGGCTACATTTGCTTATGGCGCATCAGGCGGTAGAACTAGATATACTGATAATGTAATATCCTGGGATATTGGTATTGATAATTCAACCAATGCCAATTTCATTATTGATACTGGTACAGGTACTCCAAAATTATCTTTATCACCTGCAGGTACATTAAGCGTACTTAATTTTAGTGTAGAAGAAAATATGACAATCACTGGTGATTTAACAGTTAATGATGTTACTGGTATTGAAATGACTGCCAACACTGTTACTGCTAATGTATTTACTGGTGGAAATTTTGTAGGTAAACTTATTGGTGACGTATATAAAGTAAATGATGGTATAGCAAACAAAGTACTTGAAAGCGGTCAGTCTGGTATCCCTGCTCAATTTACAGGTAACGTACTCGGTACAGTATCTGATTTATCAAATCATACTACAAATTCTTTAACTGAAGGTACTAATAATTTATATTATACTACGGAAAGAGTATTAGGAGAATTATCTGCAGGAACTGGTGTATCGTTTAACGATGAAACAGGCCAAATAAGTATTGGTCAAATTGTTGGTACAAGTTCAAACGTAACATTCGGATCAGTATTTTCAACTGGTGAGGTTACAGCCTTTGGTACTGTTTCTGATATAAGACAAAAAGAAAATATTAAACCAATTGATAACGCGTTAGATAAAGTTTCACAACTCGGCGGTTATACATTTAATTATAAATCAAAGCCAGAAGAACCAATGACTGGTGTAATGGCACAAGAACTTATGGAAGTTTTACCTGAAGCTGTTTACGAAACGACAGACCCAGATACTGGCGAGGCCATTTATGCGGTCAGGCATGGTAACGTAATTGGTTTGTTAATTGAAGCTATCAAGGAATTGAACGAAAAAGTAGGAAAGTAAGCTATGACTATTAAGAGCAGCGGACAACTTACGTTCACAGAAATCCACGATGAGTTTAGCACTCTTGGTGGTACATATGCAAATAAACCTTATACACTCGATGAATATCGTAACCTACCTCCAGGTATGGATTTACCTTCAAGCGGTGCAATTAAATTCAGTGACTTTTATGGCAAATCAAGTATAAGATTTGTTGCTGAAGTCGATTGGATTGCTATATCCGATACTCAAATTAATGGAAAATATAATATTAAAGAATGTAACCTATGGGAAGCATTACAAGCGTTTGGCTTTAATGACCCAGGTGGATTTTATGATATTTCATTACCAGCAGATTATTGGTTATGGTCAGATAGTACTGCCAAAGGTGGATTAATTATTCCTAGCAATTTAACTGGTACTATAATCTTTAGAAATAAAGGTAACATTTTAGGTAAGGGTGGTGCAGGTGGAACAGTTGGCGATGCAACTGCTAACCGAGGAAAAGATGGCGGCCCTGCTGTACAAATTGATAACGACCACGTATTTAATTTCTTCAATGAAACTGGTGCTTATGTCGCTGCTGGCGGCGGAGGTGGAGCTTCAGGTGGAGGAGGCGCTGGTGCTGGTGCCGGCGGTGGTGCAGGTGGTGGATTAGGCGGAACTGGATATCGCGAAGGTAGCGGTGGCGGTGGAGCTGGCGGATCTTTGAATGCTGTTGG